CGCGCAACTTCTCCTGCTTCTCCTCGATATTCCTGATAACGTGCTCTTTGCTCAACCTGCCAATATCAGCGCCTTTCACGAACACGAACATCCGGCACGCCAACCCGCGCTCGTGGTAGGCGCTCGTCTCCGCCAACTCAAACCCCCAGCGCTCCATCAGCCTGAGCATGTCCAGCGTCCTGAAGTGGTTGAGGTGCACCTGGTGGTAATCCAGCATCGGCATTGACGCTGAACCCTCAAGCCCGATCGCCCCCGCGTCAGGAATGTCCACGATAAGCGTGCCGCCATCTTTCAGACACGAGGTCATTTCTCTCATCACCGCGTTCATCGAGTAGATATGCTCGAACACCATCTCCGCGATGATCACGTCAACGTTATCCGGTATATCCTGCCCCGCTTCCACGCAGGCCGTGTTCATGAACCCGTACTGCGCGAGTATCCGCGTCAATCCCTGCTCGCCGCCGCCAAAGTCCACTACCTTCGCGTCCTTCTGGAAATTCACGGCCACGTAATGCGCCCTGTCCCGCATGCGCTGTTGCTGTTCCGGGTCTTCCACTCCGTAACCGTAGCGCTCCTGGTAATAGCGGTCGTAATCGTGCTGCGTCACCGTGTCGTTGTCGGCATAGATCATCCCGCACGCGCACCTGAACCAATCCAAGTATTTCGGGCGCGGCCAGCCGTCAGGCACAAGGAAGTCAGACCGCCAAAGTAACTCACGCTTCGTGCTGTCGCAAATAACGCAATGTCTCATTCCATCATCCTCTTGATGCAGTAATCCAGATCAAAGTGCTGGTGCAATCCGATCTCGTGCGCACGTCCGCAGTCCGGCAGGTAATACGGCGCTGGTTCCACAAAATAGCGCTGCACGTGCTTGATGGGATGCCCGTGAACGTAATCGCCCACTCGCTCCGCCAGTTCTTCAATAGTGATCGGTATCTCGCTGCCCACGTTGTACGCGCCCGGCCTGCCAAAGCCGATGATGCGCAGCATCCACACCAGCAGGTCTGCGATGTACAGGTAGGAGCGCACCGTCTTGCCCGTGCCGTATATCTCCATCGGCTTTCCCGCTTTGACCGCGTTCACGAACGCCGTTATGGCAAAGTAATCGCGCATCCCCGGCCCCGCTGTGGCAAAGATTCTGAGAATGCGATAATCTAAGCCAGACTTGGCCAGCAAAGCCTCTGAGCGTGCCTTCTCTCTCCCGTACTCAGTCTTGGGGATGATCGGCGCGTCTTCGTTCACCTGCTGCGGCACGCCCCCGTACACCGCCCCGCTTGAGGTGTAGATGACCTGCGCTTTGCACAGTTGCGCGCACTCGATGACCGGCTCTATCGGCGTTGGCGCAAAGTGGAAGATGGTGTCGTATTCGCCGTCCACGAAGTCACGGTTGAGCGTGAGGTTGCACTGGTAGTCAAGCACCTGCGCCAGCCATGAGCCGATGAAGCCAGTAGCGCCGGTGATCAGCACGCGCTCTCCCGTGAACAGCCACGCGTTGCCGTGTTCGCGGATGAAGTTGATGTCACTTATTGGATATGAACTCATAAATCCTTTCACTCGCATAATCCAGTTGGTCAAAGTCAAGCCCGTGCCAGCAGCCTATCCAGAAGCCCCTCTCCATCACCGCGTCAGCGTTGGGCAGCGGGTCAGCGTCAAACGCCACCCGCTTCATGTAGGGTTGCCTCGTGATGTTGCCCCCGAACATCAGTCTTGTCGCCACCCCGTTAACCTCAAGGTAATCTGTCAACTGCTTGCGCGTGAAGCCCGCGTCTTCCCGAATGGTCAACGGGAATCCGAACCACGCGGTATTGGGCTTGTAACTCACGGGCAGGTAGAAGTAGTCATCCGCGTCCCTCAAATTCTCGTAAAGGTGCGTAAAATTGGCGCGCCTTGTCTCAAGGAACGCTGGCAGTTTCTTCAACTGCTCCAATCCCACCGCCGCTTGCAGGTCGGTTGCCTTGAGGTTGTACCCCATTGTTGAATACGTGTATTTGTGATCGTAGGCTATCCCGTCAACGGTGTAATCAAAGCGATGCCCGCAGGTGTTGTCCACTCCCGGAAGGCACCAGCAGTCGCGCCCCCAATCGCGCTTTGAGCGCAACCGCGTGAACTCCGCCGTGTCGTTGGTCAGCACCATCCCGCCCTCGCCCGTGCTCATGAAGTGCGCCGGGAAGAAAGAGAATGTCGCAGTGCGCGTGTCCTCGCCAGGATAACAGCCGTCACAGGAATCAACCACCGCGCCGGAGATACAATAATTCCCAAGCGTGTGACAGCCTATATCAACCGGATGCTTGGGAAGATACGAACCTATCTCTATATCCACGAAGTAAGGCCGCGCCCCGCTCTGGATGATCGGGTTCACCGTTGTCGGGAATGAGCAGGCGCTTACGGTGACACTCTCTCTACCATCCGCGTAGTTGCCTATCGCCAGCAGGTTGGCGGATGAACCGCTGTTCACGAATATGCCGTGCTTGTAGCCGTGAAACTTGGCGAAGGCGCGCTCGAATTCGATGACCTTCTGCCCGCCAGCCCAATGGTTGGTGCGTGCCACGTCGATGAGGGCGTTCACTTCCTCATCGCCTGATACCTGCCCGCTTACCGGTACGTGCACGTCTAAGCCGTTACGCATTATCCAGTTTTGAAGCGATCACGATGTCTTGTATTCTCTCCAATGCGTTATTCGTTGCCCTCTCAGTCGTTGGCACCAGCGCGCAATCACAGCGCCAGCCACCGCACTCAAGCGCCTGGTTTGGCGGATTCTGCGGATGGATGCCTGACCGCTCCCAATCCTCCGCATACGCCACGATTCCATTGAGCGCCGCGCAGGTTGCGCAATGTTCCTCTGTCGCGCCCATTTCCCATTTCAGCTTGACCTTCTTGCGCTTGCCAAACCACACCTTCGCCTGGTTCACCACGTCGGTATACCGGTGCGCCCATATCTCAATGCGCGGGGCAAACTTCGTGCGGTACTCCTCAAGCGTTCCGCCCATGAGCCTCAGCGCCAGGATGTCAGACCCCAGCGCCAGCACGTAGTCGTATTCACCCGCGATGATCTTGTTCAACTCTTCAATGTCTTCATTGGTGAACTCTGAAGGCTTTACCTCAACCGCTTTCGCCCCTTCTCTCCACGCCTTGCCCATCTGGTCAGCGATGGTATCGGTCATGTCCTGTATCCACGCGAACTCGCCCAGCTCGCCCCTGAATAACTGCAGGCAGTAGGCGCGCAACTGGCGCAGAAACATGGCTTCAGTCTTGATCTCCACCAGTCGCCACAGCGCCGGAATCGCGTCAAGGATGGTGTACAGCCAGGATTTCATAGGGATTCCCTATTGACAACACAAGCAATATTGCTTATAATATTCATAACAGGAGGAACATTATGAAAGCAAAATTTGACCGATATGTTCACGAATTTACAGATAGTCAAGGCCGCTCCCGTTTTGCTGTTGCTGAATGGGATGAATCAGCCAATCAATTCCGGTGTCCGTTGAGCAAGAAAGACAAAGAGTTGACTGGTTGCCACACGGAGTTCGCCAAGAAAGTATCTGATCTTGGTGGTTATCTTTCTCGCACAAAAGCTCTCCGCCGCGCCCGATACATATTTGGAGATAAGGACAACTAAGATGACTGACAAGCTCTCTGGTTTTGGTATAAGTGAACTCAGCCATGACGACATCCTGTCGCCAGGCGCGGAAGAAGAGACCTATAAAATACTGCTATCACAATCGCGCACGCCAAAATTGGTAAAATGTTCGTGTGGGCATACAGTTCCTGAAGAGCTGGTAATGAGCGCCAGTCTTGGAACAAGTTGCCCGGATTGCTTTGACAAAATGAGCGATTGTTGGTAATCATGGGATGATAGCCCCGTTTACATACTGCTCGTCAAACGCACGCCTCATCTCTTCAGTCCACCCGCGTCTATTGCTTTCATAGTCCGTATAGCCTCGGTAATATCCAAGATTGTATGTTGTTACCTCGGACTTTTCAACATAGGGTATTCCATTCGCTTTATCTACCCGCCCCTGCCAAATTCCCAACTGATACTCCCTTGTTTCTTTCATGTTTGAGAGTATCCAGTCGCGCTTCATCATTCCCCAACCCCTTTCTTTTCCCCCGTGTGCCTTTTTCCAGCGCTCCTTAAATTCTTCGTCTGTTGGCATTTCTTTTGGCTCAAACTTAGACCACTTTTCCTCTTGTTTTTCTGTGGGTTGATAGATTTTTCTTTTTTGTGGAACATCGTCATTATCACTAAGATACGGCGCGTTTTGTGGATGGCCTGCGCTGTCAATAAACACGTGGTCGCCATTGATCGTTACCCAGTGACCCTCGCCCCCATCCTTGTTAGTAGCCTTAATCTCTACGTCCACAGCCCGGTTAATCGCGTCAGCCACCATCTTCAGCGCTTCCACGTTGATGTCTTGATGCGCTGGCGCTCCCGTGACCTCGAACGCCTGCCCGATGTCCTCTTTGCCAGTCACGTATTTCAAGCGCTCGCGGATGTCAGCCGCCATGTCTTCAGGAAGCGATTTCACCTCGAAGTCGGCGCACGCGCCCTTGCCCTTGCGCCAGTTGCGCTCGGCGATCTGTCGCCACAGGTTCAGCTCCTTGATCTGGTCGGAGGATAACGTGACAGATTTTCCAGGATTAATTATTTGGAGATGTGGCAAGTCATTGTCTTCTATCCATCTCTCTCCGTTGTTATACCTTATGGCAAGTTCAACATAATTACTTGGCAGGTGTGGAATAAAAGATTCTTTTATTTTTGACAAGTCGGTTTCAAATGTATCGCTTGTAAAATCATATTGACCAAATTGACCAATATGATTTACTATTGGAGCCATATTTTCAGCAGGTGGTTTCTCCCACTTACCATGTCCAATACTTTGCTTGCGCTCCAAATAGGCTTTTGCTTTTTCTTGTCGCTTCTTCTCAAGCGCATCAATTCTTTGCTGTTCAGAATATGGCAAGAACTGACCACCCAGATAATCCCTTTGGTTTATTCCGAGAGTTATCCCGCCACCCTCAGCTCGCCCACCCGGTTCTTCCTGAATAAAAACATGGTTTCCGTTAATCGTTACCCATCGCCCCTCGTTACCGTCCTTGTCCGTCATCTTTACTTCTTTTCTATCCGGTTCCTTCTCATCCGGTTTCTCCTCTTTCTCTTGTGGTTGGAACCGTGCCGCCTGCGCCTCAGCCAGCAACTGCTCGCGCTGTTGTTTCGCCGCCATGTCAGCGTCGAGGTCAGCGAACTCCACTCCCTGCGGTAACTCGATGCCAAGCATCTCAGCCGCCACGCTCGGTCGCATGCCAGCGTTGACGTAGGTCGAGAACGCGGTTGCGCGCTCCATCTCTTCTTCCTGCATCGCGTCAATGGCGTTCGGGTCAAACTTCAGCTTCAGCCCCCACGGTTTGAGCACCTGCTCGTTGAATCCCGTCTCGATTGCCTTATACACCTTCACGAACGCGCTGGTCGTATACCAAATTTTGATAAGGTGTTTTATCTCGGTTGCAAATGCCATGTCGGACATGAACAGCCCGGATGGAATGCCAAACGCAGTTGCGATGTTCTCTATCATCTGCTTCGTCAGTTCAGGGTATGCGCCCCTGATGTCTTCCATGCCAGCGCCCACCTTGACCACGCTCAGCGCTTCGGTGTTGATGATCTTGGCGGCTATGTCGGTCTTGCCCCTGAAGAACCTATCCCACCAGCGCTCCGCCTTCTCTCGCTCAGCCGGACCAGGCATTCCCTTCGCGCCAAGCACCGTAGGCGGGATGAACCCGCGCTCCGCGTAGGTCGCGATTGTCCCGTCCATGTTGAATAGCAACCGCGCACTCAAGAGCGCGTTGCCAGCCGGATGCGTCAGCGCCGGCCCGATCTCCACGTCGGAGTCAGGCAGCCAGAAGTACACCATCACGGGGTCGAGTTCGCTCTCGATTGGGTAATACCTTGATACCGCGCCCTTGTCAGTCGTGCGGTCAAACCATTTCAGTCCATCACGCGTTATCTCCGCTCTCACGGTTTGAGGCGCAACGAACTGCATGTCCACGATCGCCCGGCTCGTCAGTTGCGGAATGAGATACGCGCGCCCGAAGCACAGGCTCGATGCCAGCAGGTAGAACAGCGACTCCGGCGATTCAAGCCCGCCCGTTTTGTTCTTCCAATCGGCGGATGTGTCGTACGGTTCGCCGTTCTCTCTCAGTATGTCAAATGGCAGCGCGCTCACGGCGTTGGCGGTCATGTCCACCGCCTTTGCCAGCCACGGCACCACGCGCCGGAGCTGCTGCGCCTGCGTGATGTCATCACCGCCACCGCCTGAGGTCATTGACAGGAATCCGTCGATGCCCCCGAATATATCGAAGTTGATCGATTTCACGCCTTCGCTGATGTCCCTGATGCTAACGCCTTTTGTTTTCGCCATGTTTGCTCCTAACTGATGAGCCACGCGTCGTTGCTGATGCTGTACCACGCGAACGCGAGGGACATCACACAGTCGTCGTGCTGCCCCTCTGGTGCTGAATATGTATAATTGCCCGACGGCGTGCGCTTGCTCTCGTAGGATAGCAGCTCGCCAACCAGGATTGGATTGTCAATGATGTGGATAAGCCCGTGTTCAAATGCGCTCTGTAATCTCTGGATAATGTCATGCTTTGTCGTGTTCGTCGTGGTGAAGGGAATGATGTTAATATCGTGCTCTCGCAGGTGGTCGATCACCGGCGCGCCAATGCTGTTCGATTCCACTACCATCCCGTCCAGATGCCATTTGCGGTAGGTGGCAAGAAGCCTGTCCTCCAGCACTGGGTAATCCACGCGGTTGAATCGGTCAAGCGCCACCATTTCGCGCGTGTTCACGTCCAGCACCGTGATAACCGTGTAATCCACGGAAGCCGCCACATCCACCCCAGCGCTGTACTGGTGCCCATCAAGCGGTTGCTCAAGTGGTTGCAGGATGGCCGCGTCGTGTACCCTGCGGAAGACCATGCCCTCTGAATCAACGAACTCCGCCAGGTATTCCTGCCTGAATATGATTTCAGGTAACTCCGCCCGCGCCGCTTCGATCTCACCTTTCGGCATGAAAGGGTTCGCGCTTGTCGGGTAGGTGAACGATGACCAATCCGGCTCCGCCCCACCCTTGCGGTGAATGTCCCAAAACCAGTTGCGCCCGCGTGGTGTGGAGATGAACAGCGCCCGCCCTAACCTGTCTGACAATGCCGGCCTGATTGCCTCTATCCACGCCTCCGGCATAATGTACGCCGCTTCATCCATCACAACGAAATCAAGCCCTTCACCGCGCAGACTGTCAGGATTGTCGGCTGATCTAACAGCCACCAATCCACCGCCTGGAAACACCGCTTGCCGTTCTGACTTATTGACCGATACCCCGTCAAGAGGTGAACAAACCTGCCTGATTGGCCGCCAGCCGACATTACTCATCTTGTAGGTTGGTGCGATCCACCAGGCGCGCCCGCCACGCATAGCGACTTGCAAACATTCTGTAACTGCAAGCCACGTTTTGCCGAAACGCCTGCCGGCTGATACAGTCCTGAAGCGCGTATCATCCTTGTAAATCTTGAACTGCGCCGGATGTAAGTCTGATATAACCTCAATCGGAATCACCGCCCTGCGTCAATTCCCTCACCGTCAATGAATGTTTTATGTCCCCACCATCCGCGCCCGTGACCTCCTGCCGCTCAACGTAACCGCGATTCTTGCCCTTCGTGGATAGTTGATACTTCAGCGCCCACGGGTCAGCATTGATCACCGCTTTGCGTAGATTAAGCTCGGCAATATCTGTAACCTCTTCGTCAAACTGATCCTTCAATTCTTGCAACTCTGGATACTTGTTAATATAAGCATAGATGGCGGTATGCGAGCATCCTAAGTCGGCAGCAGCCAAGTAGACCGCTCCCTTCTTGTTCTTCAGCGCCTCTATAACCATCTTCTTGCTCAGCCTGCGGTGTCCCATATAAACTTAGTAAACCTCTTGCCATATCACCATAGATTGCCTATTGACAATGAGCACAATTGCGCGTATAATATAAGTGTAAGTTAAATTCAATTCTATTGGAGGACAAAATGAAAGCAAAATATGACCAATATATTCACGAGTATTACGATGAATCCGGAAATGTGCGTTATTCCGTAGCATGGTGGGACGAGAATACCGGACAGTATCAGCGTCCGCTAGATGCTCGGACACGGGCATTGACCGGATGTCATACGGAATACACCCACCGGATTGAAGAGTTTGGTGGTTATCTGACCAAGCGCCAGGCTCTGCGCCGGGCACGATATCTGTTTGGCGAGAATGAATAAGATGATATACATGATTGGCTATTCCAATTTTGAACCATCGCAAATCAAGCAGATCGCGGATGAATTGAACGGGGTAATATTTGACGTGCGATTGCACGCATTTTCGTATACAACCGCATATTGCAAGTCCAAACTGGCGGAGCTGCTGGGTGATAGATATCTCCATATTCCCCAATGGGGCAATGTGAATTATAAAGACCGGAATCTCCCGTTTCGGATAGCGGATTTTTATGGCGGGCTGGAAATATTTGAGCACGAATCCAGGCCGGTCATATTGATGTGTACATGCAAAAATTTTTTGAATTGCCATAGATTCATCCTGGTGAGTAGAATCGGTGGACAATACACAGAGATAAAATCCGCGTCGCAGATATTGCAACCATCGCTGTTCTAAGGCCTCCGGCATCTATATACATCTGGGACTCCTTCCGGTAAGTACGGAAGGAGTTCCTTCTTAATGAAGTAAGGTATGTCATTCTCAAGCATGAATTTTGTTACTCGCTCGGCAAAACCATACCAGTTAATCGTCTTTTCATGCGCGTTTCTGTTCAGGCGTCCAATACGATAATGATTGACGAAATTTCGCGTCTTTTCAACGATCTTATAAACTTCGTCTTCGTACAACACTGGCTCAAGACTCACCCACGTAGGTATTCCGGCTTCATGGAATGTCCGCAGCGCATTACAGCGATCCTCGAATAACGCCGCCCCTGGCTCCCACTTGCGACTAAGTTCATCTGTTGTAGTTGTTAGAGTGCTGGCGAATTCATCGCGCGGCGTAAATAGCTTGATGTCGCGCAACGCCCGCGTTCCACCCTTCGTCAGTGTTACAAAGGTATGACCTGTAGCATGAAGTATTTGAATTGCCTTGCGTGTCAACCCGTATTCCAATTCGGCTGGTTGATAAGGGTCGTTTAGAAACGACATCAGAACGTGCCCACCCTCTCCACGCTGATAGCGCGCAATTGCGTCCTTTTCCAGCATTACCAGGAAGTTAGCACGAGGCTCAATCCTGGCGTTAAATATTTCTCGTTTTGTGAACGTAGCAGACGGAACATAACAATATGCACAGGCATGCGTACATCCATGATAGATATTCAACGCAAGTGCTGCATCACTGCGCGCCGATCCGGTTGGCTCATAAATCACTGACACTGTTCACCTCTAACACCGGCTGAATACCAATCTTGCTAAATTGCTCCAGTAGAAATGCGATGTACATCGGTTCAATATCAATCCCGACACAAGACTTCCCGAGCTGCTGGCAGGCAAGTGCTGTATTTCCGCAACCTAAAAACGGATCAAACACCGAATTACCAGAGAAACAGTCCCCTATCAGCAGGCGCACCCAATCAAGCGGTTTTTCATACGGATGAAATCCATCATTATGTAATTGCGGAAGCGGCATCTGGAAGATGTCGCTCAAGTGCTTTCCGCGCGGGTCGGGATGGAATGTATACGCTCCACGTGAGTTTTTTACTTCATGCTCTTCTCCAGCATCACCATAATGAGCCCCGTCGAAGTTGTATTGCTCAATATCTCCGAACCACAGCGCCAGCTTCGCACGACGCAAAGGACGATTTGGAGTATACCAAGAGGTGCAACCATCCCATGCGAATATCCACGTCGGCAACCCAAACATTTTAATCACATCCCGCGCCCTGTATCCATCACTGTAAGCGATTATTCCCTGATATTCATATTCTGGAATAGATAAACCGGAATCCCAGTCAGGATCATAGATCAGATATTCAGGTCTCTGGATCGTCTCAAACAAAGTGTCAAAAGTTTCTTGTTTTGTGCTATCTCCGCACATAACAGTGTGGTCACCACATCTCCAAACTTGTCCGATATTCACGTCCCATTTTTCGCGCAAATCCATCAATTCAGACAACTTCAGTGTTTGATTTGTA